GGCATATCCGGCGTGAGATTTTGAAACGATAGGACTTTTAGGACAGTGGCAGATAAGAAATGCAGCCCCGCGCAGGTCAAGAAAGCCACCGAGAAATCGGGAGGTATTTTTGCGACCATTGCAAAGAGGTTGAAAGTACACCGTCACACGGTCGAGCGCTACCTGACATCGCCAGAACTGGCAGAGGAATATGCCGAGGCGCGGCAGGTTTTACAGGATGAAATTGCGATGGTTGGCGACCGGGCAAAGGCCAATATTGTGGACGCAATCTATAAGGGCGACCTGGAAATAAGCAAATGGTATGCCTCGACCAAGCTGAAGGACGAGGGTTACAGCGGGCGACAGGAGCTGACCGGCAAGGATGGAACACCCATCGAGGTCATCCACGTAAAGCCGAGGTCAGACGATGACTAAAGTCTATATTTCGGATGACGTGTATAACCCTGTCTATCTGCCACATCTCAAGAACATGGCGCGAACGCAGATATTCTTTGGAGGGTCGTCATCGGGTAAGTCGGTCTTTGTTGCCCAGCGATGCGTTGAAGATATTTTGACCGGCGGTAGAAACTATCTCGTTTGCCGGCAGGTTGCCCGCACGCTGAGAATGTCGGTTTATTCTGAAGTCTGCAACGTCATCAGTGAATGGGGGTTGGCTTCCCTGTTCACGATCAACAAATCCGAGATGCTAATCACCTGCAACGCGAACGGATATCAAATCGCGTTTGTAGGACTTGATGACGTTGAGAAGATCAAATCTATTCGACCTGCTAAAGGTGCCTGGACTGATGTATGGGTCGAAGAAGCAACAGAAACCGACCGCAATGCGATCAAGCAGCTCTACAAACGCCAGCGCGGCGGCAGCGAAAAAACGCCAAAGCGCATGACGTTGAGCTTCAACCCGATCCTGCAATCTCACTGGATTTATGAGGAGTATTTCAGCAAGATCGGTTGGGCCGATAAACAGACCGAGTACCGGGGCGAGGATCTATCCATCCTCAAAACATGGTACATTCACAACCGCTTCCTGACCAGCGATGACGTCAAGGGTTTGGAAAACGAAACAGACAAGTATTTTTACAACGTTTACACGCTGGGTAACTGGGGTGTCCTGGGTAATGTCATTTTCACCAATTGGCGAGTTGAAGATATCCAGCACATGCAGCACAACTTCGTCAATCGCCGGCACGGTTTAGACTTTGGCTTTGCCGATGATCCGGCAGCTGCGCACAACTCGCACTACGACCGGCTGCACAAAACCATCTACATCTACGATGAGCTGTACGCAACCGGCCTGACCAATCCAGAACTGGCGACGCAGCTCAAGCCGATGATTGGCAACGATCCAATCCGCTGCGACAGTGCGGAACCAAAGTCGATCAAAGAGCTGAAGGATAACGGGATCAACGCGGTACCGGCCAGGAAAGGCAAAGACAGCGTTTTGTTTGGTATCCAGTGGCTGCAACAACAAACCATCGTGATCGACCCGCGCTGTGTGAACATGATTCGTGAGGCGCAGTCGTACAAGTGGAAAGAGGACGCAAGCGGGAACGCATTACCTATTCCGGTGGATAAGTTCAACCATCACTGGGACGAGATCCGCTATGCGTATGAGGATGACATGATCGTCAAAAAGAAGGCAACCAGCCGGCAAGGATAAAACTATGGCAACTGATTTACAACGAGCGTTCACGGCGCTTACCGCAAAACTGATTGACTACAATACGCTGTTCGCTTATGCCGATGGCGATCAGCCGACGGTGTATTCAACATCCCGACTGCGCGAGGCGTTCGACAACATCAACGCCAGGTTCACACAGAACTGGTGCAGTGTCGTCATCAACTCAACTCTGGACAGGTTGACCCTGAAGGGCTGGGACGCTGAAAACGAGGCAGTCAACGCCGCGTTGGACGAGATTTGGTGGAAGCTGGAGATGGGCCTGGACAGCCGCGATGCGCATTACGACGCTCTCGTGACAACTGAGGGCTTTATCATCGCCTGGAAAGACGGCGATAACCTGGACATCTACTGCAACGATCCACGCCAGGTGGTGATGTTCTACGATCCGGCGAGGCCAAAGATCAAGACGTTTGCGGCGAAATGGTGGGCCGGTGATGACGCCTGGTATATGACGCTGTACTACCCTGATCGACTGGAATACTACCGGACACGCAGCAAGGACCAGCCGTCATCTGCGAGCGCGTTTATGCCCGCCGATATCCCGACTGCGCCAAACCCATACGGCGTTATCCCGGTGTTCCACTTTCGGGGCAAGGGCGAACTTGGCAACATCATCACCCTGCAAGACGCGGTGAATAAACTGTTTGCCGATATGATGGTCGCGGCTGAGTACGGCGCGTTCCGGCAGCGTTACATCATCAGCAACGGTGATACGTCTACGATGAAAAACTCACCAAACGAGATTTGGGAACTGCCCGCCGGCGACGGCGTTGGACAGCAAACCAGCGTAGGTCAATTCGACGCAACGCCGCTGAACAATTATCTTGATGCAATCAATGAGATAGCCAATTCGATTGCGATCATCAGCCGCACGCCAAAGCATTATTTTTATAACGCGTCAGGTCAACTCAGCGGTGAAGCGCTGCTGGCAATGGAAGCTCCGTTGAACAAAAAAGCCGCGCAGTACCAGCAGTCGTTTGGCGCGACGTGGCGCGAACTGGCCGCGTTTGTGCTACGGCTGGAGCGCGGCCTGTCGGTCAACCCGTCTGATATCATGCCGGTCTGGGAACCGGTTGAGAGCGTGCAGCCGTACACGCAGGCGCAAACCCGGCAGCTTGCAGTTTCCGCCGGAATTCCGCTCATTACGCAGCTCAAGCGCGAAGGCTGGGACGAGAGCCAGATCACGGCCATGCAGAAGGACAAGATCGACGAGGAGAACGCCGGCTATGAAAACACCCCTGACCAGTAAGCCAAAACGGCGCAAACCATTAGGCAAGCCGCTGGTTCGCAGTGATGCAGAGCTAGAGCAGCTGGCAACCGTGACGCCTGTTGATATCGAGGCGGCGAAGGCGCAGATTGAAAGTGACGCGCCGGGAATGGCCGCGCTTTTGAACGCAAAGGATTTGGCAGATGCCGCTGAAAGTCAACCCGCGCAGTAACTACGCCTGGAATGAGAAGGCAAACCGCTACGTCGATCAAAAGACGGGCCGGTTTGTTCCGCGCCAGGCGGTGCTGGCTGAACACGAAACGGCAATCAAAGCATCTTCAGCGCGGGTCGATGCGATCTCGCGCCAACTGGTTGACGGAAATATAACGCTGGCACAGTGGCAGCTGGCAATGGAGCGCGAGATCAAGAACAGCCACACTGCCGCCGCGGCGCTCGCAAAAGGCGGCTGGGCGCAGATGAACCAGAGCGATTGGGGCTATGTCGGTTCGCAGATCAAAGAGCAGTACCGCTATCTCGCCAACTTCGCAAACGATATCGCCAGTGGAAAACAGAAGCTCGACGGCCGTTTGATCAACCGGGCCTCGTTGTATTCCGAACATGCCCGCGCAATGCGGGAGGAGTTCAACCGGCGCATGATGAAGCGCAAGGGCTTGCAACAGGAGCGCCGGGTATTGGGGCCAACTGAACACTGCGAGGACAGCGGCGACAAGCTGGGATGCGTCACGATTGCCGCGAAGGGCTGGCAGCCGATTGGAACACTGCCAAAAATCGGTGAGGCTACCTGTGTAACTCACTGCGTTATTGGTGAAACCCTAGTACAATCGCCAGAAATTGAAGTTGCCTACAGGCGACTATATACAGGCGATGCGATTGAGTTAGTGACAGCGCGTGGGCGCACCCTCACCATCACCCCGAATCACCCACTCTTGACCAGCCGGGGATGGGTTCCGGCTCAATTGTTGCGCAAGGACGACAGCTTGATCTGCGGCACGCTCGCTGAGAAAATGGCTTTTCGTAATCCATATATCTATGATGTGCCAACCGCGATTTCTGAGATATTCGCTACGCTCAATAACTCGTCTAGAGATGCGGCAAGGATTATGGGGTCCGATGTACAGTTCCACGGCGACGGGAGCAATACCGATGTCGATATTGTATTTGCCAACAGGCTCTTGGTGAATAGGATTGTATCCGCGATTTCTAAGCCATTCCACAAAAAGAGTTTCCCCCCATCCGATATTATGGCCGCGCCTGGATTTAGCATGGTTCTCAAGTTGTTCGTCCGTGGATTTCTTGCCCCTTCTGGCGGCATGAGCCTTGCTAACGTTGGCGAGTCGCTCTTCCGGGGTCATTCTTGTCATCCTCAATTCGCTGGCGAGTTTTCGGCTCCTGGGATTGATTCCGGCCATAACAATACGCGCCCGGATTACGTTTCGACTGACGGAGTAACGAAAACTGATCGACTGCTCGGATTCACCAGAAATATAACTCTGGATAATATCGTCAATTTGCGCAGGTGTGAACTTGTGAATATTCATGTTTACAACCTCCAAACATCAACCAATTGGTACATTGCCAATGGAATTATAACACACAACTGCAAATGCGTATTCGAGTATCGATGAAAGGATTTGAAATGGGATCTCCTGATAAGACCGTAACACAAACCGTAACCGTAGCCGCCGGCGCGTCACTCTCCGGTGCGAGCGCCAAGTATTCGGGCTATCGCCTTGTTGGTCTTTGCACGGCGGCCACCTGGGACGCGGCGAATATCACCTTCCAGGTGTCTAACGATGGTACGAACTTCTTCGACCTGACCAACGCCGGGACGGAATACGAAGTCGCCTCGGTTACCGGAGCAAAAGCCGTTGCGCTCGATGCGTCGCTGTTTATCGGCTGGGATTATGTCAAGGTGCGCTCCGGCACGAGCGGAGCCGCGACCAAACAGGTCGATGACAGCATTGTAACGCTCGTGTTTTACCAACTGTAAACCGGCTAAAACAATGGACGTGACGGTTTCGGTCAAGGCTCCAGATAAAAACCGCGTGCTGCTGCTGTCGGTGCGCCAGGCGCTGTTGATGGTGCTTGGCGCACTGGAGGATTACCTCGGCGTGGAGCGGTCGGTAACACCAAAGCACGCGAGGAGGGGGTAAACGTGGCCGGCACAATCGTACTGGTAGTCAGCGACACGCATATCGGCGGCACAACGGCGCTATCTTTGCTAAAATTCGTGACCGACGAGGGTCAGGAGATCAAGGCAACGGCAGCGCAGGAATGGTTACATGCCAACTGGTTAGACCTGATCGAGTACACCAAACAGCGGGCCGGGATCGTGGGCAAGGAACTAACCCGGCGCGGCTTTACCCGGGATAGAAGCGCTATTGGCGTTATTTATAAGGGCCTGGGCCTGGTGGCGCCGGCTGACTCATCTGATGGCGGCTAAAAAAATGTAGGATGTAGCATTGTGAACGTTTCTACAGAAAACAGCTTACCCCAAAAATTGACTTCTTAAAGGGTGTTTTCTGAAATAGCCTACACAATCTTACATCCTACATAAAAGCCTGAATCGAGGCGAAAAATGCTTTTAGACCTTGATTACGTGGTGGAAAATGCCGACCTGCTAGCCCTGGCTGAGCGTGATACCAGGCTGAAAAGAGTCGGCAAGGAAGAAATCACCGTTCGCAATCCAAAAACGGGAAAGCGGATTCAGGTATTTATCCCGAAACGGGATAATAATCCCGATTAGTATAATCGTAATTTGTTTATTTCAGTAACAACTGAAATGACCGATTGAACTATCGCGATTGTTTGTGCTATAATGAAATCAATCGAATAACACCACCGGGAAACCAGCGGCCTTTTGTCAGGATCACCGTAAGAGCGGTCCTCACAAAGGGCCGTTTTTATTTCTGGCGAGATGCCAGGGGAGAAACAGGCGAGATGCCCGAACCAACCAATCAGAATGCAGATCCAAACACCACCCAACCGGCAAGCGGGACGCCTGCCAGTTTCGAGGCGTGGATTGGCGAACAGCCCGATGAGATCAAGGCGCTGTATACCGCGCACACAACCGGGCTACAGAACACCGTCAAGGCGACACGGCAAGAGCGCGATGATCTTGCCAAACAGATCCGCGACCTGCTTCCGAAAGCGGAAAAGGGTAGTGAACTGGAACGGAACCTGACGGAACTTGGGTCGAAATTGGAACAGGCCGAACGTCGGGCCGCGTTTGTCGAGGATGCGATCAAGCCGGAGATCGGCTGCCGCAACCCGAAAGCCGCTTACGCTCTGGCGCTGGCCGATAACCTATTCGACCGCAAGGGAATGCCCGATTGGAACGCGATCAAAGCCGCCGCGCCTGAGTTATTCGGCGCTCCGGCGGTCAACGCCAATGCGGGCACCGGAACACAAAACCAGCCGACCAAAACCGGCATGAACGAATTTATCCGGCGTGCTGCCGGTAGGAGCTAACCATGCCTTTCAACTCTGTTATTTCTCGCAGCGATGCCGCCGCCCTCATCCCTGAGGAAGTGTCAGACGCTATCCTGAACGATGTCGCCGCCAGCAATCCCCTGCTGTCGATGGCTCGCCGCCTGCCGAACATGAACCGCGCTCAACAGCGCATGCCCGTCATGTCGGCTCTCGCCACCGCCTATTTTGTGAACGGTGACACTGGCCTGAAACAGACCAGCGAAGTCAACTGGGCGAATAAGTACATTGACGCCGAAGAGCTGGCCGTCATTGTTCCGATCCCCAAGAACGTCCTTGACGATGCCGATTACGACATCTGGGGCCAGACCCGGCCGCAGCTCGTGCAGGCGCTCAACAAGGCGATTGCCTCTGCCGTGCTGTTTGGCACGAACATCCCGGCCAGCTGGACCACCAACCTGGGTGCGGCCGGTCTGCTGGCGCTCTGCACCGCCAAGAGCCACACGATCAGCCTCGCGGCCTATTCGGACCTGTACGAAGCCACCCTGGGCGAAACCGCTGCCGGCGCTGACGGCCTGTACATGCTCGTCGAAGATGACGGGTTTGGCGTGACCGGCAACCTGGCGCATGTGTCGATGAAGGGCAAGTTGCGCAATACCCGCGACAGCGACGGAAACCCGATCTTCAAAACCACCATGCAGGATGTGTCGCGCTACGAGCTGGACGGCGCTCCGATCATGTTCCCCACGGACGGCTCGATGGTTGCCGCCTCTGCCCTGATGTTCTCCGGTCAGTGGGACCAGCTGGTTTACTCGATGCGCCAGGATATCACCTACATGATTGCCGATCAGGCTGTCATTCAGGATGGCGCCGGCAACATCATCTACAACCTGTTCCAGCAGGATATGGTCGCGCTCCGCGCCACGATGCGCCTCGGTTTTGCGCTGCCGAACCCGATCAACCGCATGAACGAAACCGAAGCCACCCGCTGCCCGTTCGCGGCCATGACCGCCTAACAGGAGGGTCAAATGGGACTGTTCAAGCGTCGTCAAAAGAACGATACCGGCGTAAAAACCGGGGCCGTGGTTGATTTTGAAAGCGGCTCCTCGCTGAAAATCGCGGGCACCGCAGTCACCGCGACTGCCTCGCAGATCAACACCGCCGGCGCGTTCGGTGTGCCGGGTGTGCAGGATGCAAGCGCCGATGGTGCGATCACGATCAAAAACGGCACCGTGTTGATCACCAAAGCCGGGGTTTGTGCGCTGACGCTGGCCGACCCGACCGCCGGGACGGATGATGGCAAGTCGCTGCTGATCGTTTCCAAAACCGCCAACGCGCATACCGTCACCATTGCCGGCGGCGAAGCCGGTCAAGGCGCCGCGGCTGACGTTGGCACCTTTGGGGCCGCCGCGAACAACTGGGTTCGCCTGACCGCTTACAACGGTAAGTGGTACAGCTCCAGCCTGTTGAATGTAACCTTTGCATAAAAAATAAGGCCGGGTGAAATTCCCGGCCTGAAAGGTCCACAATGACTGTTTCGATCAACTCTGAGGGCAAGGGCCAGATGAGCATCCAGATCACCGGCGTTGCCTCGACGGATAATGCCGGCGTCGGTCAGATTGCCAACCCCGAAGGCGTCAAGCTGCTGATCTTGCGCTCTACCCTGTACGTCAAAACCCAGTCTTCCGGCGCGGCCAATCTCGGCATTGGTGTTGCCGCTTCCGGCGCGAAGGGCACCGACATTTTGAACGACCTGGCGATGGGCGCTGCTACTGGAAAGTGGTACAACGGCCACGCGATGCAGAACACCGCCAAGACCGAGATCACCGCGCCCGCCGTGTGGGATACCGACAAGTACGTCACGTTCACCGGCTCGGCCTCGACTGCCGGCCTCGACGCGACGCTCTACCTGGAATATATCCGTATCTAACAAAAACAAAGAGGCGGGCCAATCACCCGCCTCTTTTAGGATAACCACTCGATGACAGCAACCGCCGATCAAATCGCACAGGTGCGCAGAATGACCGCCGAACCGACGACTGCCACGTATTCTGACGCGGCTATCCAGGGTTATATCGAGGCGTACCCGTTGATGGACGAACGCGGCGAATTACCTTACACCTGGGACGGCTCAACACCGCCGGCAAAAGTCACTAATCCGCAGTGGGTCGCGTCGTATGACCTGCACGCGGCGGCTGCTGACATCTGGGACGAAAAGGCCGCCTGTCTGGCAGTCCAGTACGATTACAACGCGGGCGCGTCTGGTTTCCGGCGTTCACAGCTTTTTGACCAGGCGCAAAAACAGGCGCGGTATCACCGCAGCCGAAGAGCGCCAATAACGATGAGAGCCGTCAAACAACCGAAGGAAACCGGGAACGAAAAATTCCCCTGGATTGGCAACTTGCCTGAGAACAACGACTGATGAGCTGCTTCACCGATAGCGCCACCTTTCCGCTGACCGCCTCGACCAAACGCAACCCCGCGGCGGTCGCGGGCAAAATCGGCGCGCCTGTCGCAAAACTGACCGGACTGGCAATCGCGGAACTGCGCCCGGTATCGGCTGAGATTGCCGAGTATTACCGCCTGCGCAGCCCACGGGAAGCGTTCCTGACGTTCGCGCTGAATAGCCCGGACGTGCTAGAGGGCGACTTACTGACCGTTAGCACCATCGAATATGAAGTGCAGGCGGTCGCGGCCTATCCGACACCTGACGGCTACACCGAGATCATCCTCGGCCTGAAGAAGGGCAGCTAATGCCACAGATCACCGTAAAGACCAACGCTAAGGAGTTTGCGCGAAAGATCGACGATTTCGCCAAACAATTACCCCGTGACGCGAAAGCGAAACTATACGGGCGTATGGTCGCTGCACGCAAGCGCATTAGCCACTACCCGCCGCTCTGGAAAGGCACACTGCCAAAGAACTGGTTCAAGTCGGACAAACAGCGCCGCAAGGTTTTTGCACTACTGCGGGAAGGAAAGATCCCATACCAGCGCACGGGCGCATATATGGACGCCTGGCAGATCGAAAACGTGACGAACGGCTACAGGCTGATCACCCGCGGCAAGCGGGCGGGCGTGGCAAAGTTCATCAGTGGCAATGCCTCTGGTGGGGAACAGGCAAAAATCCACCAGGGACGGTGGGCCGTGGCGCGGGACGTGGTTGATGAAGAAATCGCCAAACTGCCGCCTGAAATTTCAGGCGCAATCACCCTGGCAGCTCGGAGGCGAGGGTTATGAGTTCAAACAGCATCAGTAACCGCAAGGACGCCCGGAACAGCCTCGTTACCGCGCTGCAAACCATTACCGGATTCCAGGCGGTTTACGACCATTTACCCAAAACCTTCAGCGGTCAAAGCCCGGTCTGCACGGTCGATGCAATCTCGCAGTTCCCGGACTTCAACGCGCCGGCGCTGGCTGAAACCTTCCAGTTCGCGGTAGGTGTGTGGGTTGACCGTGGCGATGCCGCAGCGTCTGAGGATCTCCTGGATGACCTGGCGCAAGACGTTGCAGAGGTGGTCCAGGGATGGCACAACGGCATTTTCTACCAACCGTCAGAGGCCACTTACGAGGAATTGGAACGCGGGCAATACCGGGTGGAATGGCACTTTGTCCAGGTCGATTGGGAATGAAAGGATAGTACATGGCCGGACGCACAACGATCAAACATACTCGCTTTTATGCTGACGGGTACGACCTCTCCGGGTATACTCGCCAGTTTGGCCCGCTGACGTGGGCCTATGACACGGCTGAAGAGGCCGCACTGACCGATCCGGTCAAGGGCGCCCTGCCGTCAACCGCCAATCTCGGCGTGGGCACGCTCAATGGCTTCTTCGACAACACCGCGACTTCTGGCTTGCACGTTGTCACCAGCGGAGCCGTGAATAATGGACGGGTGACGATGATCCCGTTCGGGATGCGTGCCGCGCCTGTCGCCGGAGATCCGGTGTATGTCGGCCAGTTCCCGCAAATCGGCTACCAGGCCGAAACAGACGCGAACTGGCTCTATGCCAATCTCAATTTTGGCATGGTGTCAAAACTCGCTGCAATCAACGGGAAATACTCAAAACCCTGGGGCGTGCTGCTGCACCCGAACACGGCAGAAACCGCAGCCAGTACGGCCGTTGGCGTTGATGACTATGGCGCGGCAACCGCTTTCGGCGGTTATATGGTCTATCAAATTTTCGCCGTCGCCGGAACCGGCTCGGTCATCATCAAGGTTCAGGACGCGGCTACCAACACCAACCCGTCTTTCGCTGATCTGACCGGGGCGACAACCGGGTCAATCGCGCATACGGCCGTTCCAACCGCTGGCGTGGTCGCAATCGGCACGACCGCCACGGTACGGCGATATCTTCGCTTCCAGGTTGCCATTACGGGCATTACATCGGTCACATTCGCGTTAGCATTCGTCCGGTCACTCGCTCCGGGCGTTTAGAAAGGAAAGGATAATCAATGGCCGCAAATACAGGGCGTGGACAGAGTAAGTGGATCGATTTTCGCGTGGATGACACGGGCGGCACGCTCCGCTCCATCCCGGTAACTACCATCAACGGCGTGGGTGTCACCTACGACGAACAGGAGCTGATGGCTATTCAGGACCAGCTCCACAACGCGCTTCCGAATTTCGCCAACGCGCCGATTGACATCACCGGCCCGCTGGACACTACCGCAGTCGCAGCCGCGCCAACCCTGAGTGGTTCTCACACCGTCCTGAGTGCAATCAACGGCCTGAGTGTGCCGCTCTCGCTGGGCGTGTTCGTGGGTATGCGCCACGTGTGGGAGTCCGGTGAGCCGGTGTTCGGCCTGACCAGCTCAGCTACTTCGGGCTACGTGTGCGTTTCCTACGTGGTCGATCCGGTCGCTATGACCTACTCGGCGCGGTTTGTTCCGTATCCCGGCAGCGCGTTGCCGGCTTGGGGAACAGTCGCAATCACGTAGGATTTTAGGAGCCTATGAAAACCATTACCTCTCCCGTCGCTCGTTTCCCCGGTACGGTCGTGCTGCACGATCCATTGACCCTTCCACAGGCTATTGGCATGGAACGCGCTATTGACGCCTCGCTGAAGCTGGATAACCCTTCTCAGAACGAAGTCAACTACGCGCTGATGCCGGGTATCTGCGGTTGTGTCGCGGAGTGGCATTTGGATAACCTGGGGCCATTGACACCCGATACATTCCCGGCCAGTCCAAAACGAGCGGCGGCTGAGTTGATGGCATGGTTAGTCAATGAGGTGATTGCGCTCTACAAGGACGCTGAAGAAGTCCCAAACGGGTAATGGCCGCTGCTTTCATGTACGCTGATGGCGGCGGCCGTCTACCCGAAGAGATTGAGATTTTGGGCGCAATCGACCGATTTGGAGCGCAACCGGTGACAGGCCGGGCATATCTCGGGGCCGGAGAGATCCGGCGCATGACGGCAGCGGAGAATGTAATCCGCTACTACCGCGAACGGGCGCAGTCTGATAACTGGGCTGAATGGGCCAAACAGCATCCCGGCGCGGCGGCGCTCCTGGCAAAAGCAACAAAGGCGGCAGCAGATGACGACGAACGTACAGATCATACTCCAGGCGGTTGACCAGGCCAGTCGAGAGATTGGCAAGGTATCCAACAGCTTGACCGGCATGGACAAGGCCGCCGGCAAATCTGCAAGCGGTGTCAATTCGTCACTTGGTCAGATCGTTTCGATTGCCGGCGCGACCGTTGGGGCCGTCACGGCAATCGGTGTTGCGCTGCAACAGGTTTATGACGCAAGCAAGCAGGGCGCAGCCGTCAACCAAACCGCCGATAGCTTCAACCGCCTGATTGATACGGTCGGGGCGAACAAAGACCTGCTGAACCAACTGCGCGACGCCAGTAAGGGCACGGTCGATGATATGACGCTGATGTCATCTACTGCTACCCTGCTGGCCGGCACGTCTGACGAATTAGGCGCAGCGCTGGCAGAGGCCGCGCCGAAGATATTGGAGCTGGCAAAGGCCGCGAATAAGCTCAATCCGTCGCTGGGTGACACGGCATTCCTGTATCAGTCCCTGATGACCGGTATCAAGCGCGGCTCTCCGATGCTGATCGACAACACCGGTATCACGCTCAAACTCGGCGAGGCCAACGAGAAGATGGCCCAAAGTCTGGGAAAATCCGTCGAGGAGCTGACCAGCGAAGAACAGAAGATGGCGATCTTGAACGCCACCCTGGAAGCAGGCGGGAACATGCTCCGGCAGGTGGGCGGGAACACCGACAGCGCCACGGATAGTTTCGCCCGGCTGGAAACGGCAAGCAAAAACCTGGGTGATGCGATCAAGGCGGATTTAGCTCCGTTTCTGGCAAGCGCTGTCGAGGCAATCGCTACTTTATGGACCTGGAACGAAAAGGTAAATGCCGCGTTTGAGGATCAAGCCGATAAGATCGAAAAAACGTCGGTCACCTATGAAGAGTACGTCCGTGAGATGATCCTGGCCGGTATCGCGTCTGGGAAGCTGCATGAAAACACGCTGAAACATATCGAAACTTACGGCCTGACTGCTGAGAGCGCGGAGTATCTGAGAAAAAAAATCGGCCTGCTGAGTGAAGAAGAGATGCACGCGGCCCGCGTTTCGGACAACCTGGCCGGCGCGGCAGATGAGATGAAGAATATCTTCCTCAAAAACGTTGGCGCGGCTCAAGCGGCCGGGAACGGCATTGAAGAGTATGCCGATAAAGCCGACGCGGCCGCTAAGAAACTTAGCGACGCGCAGACCAATATCGGCCTGGCGACGATCTCGCTGAAAGACGCGCAGCAGAATTGGATGGACGGAACCGGGACTGATGTCCAGCGGGCACTGGAACAGGCCGGGCTAAAGGGTGAGGCGTTTGACAAGGCGCTATCGGCAATTGATACCACCTATGGTACTGGTCTGGCGGTTCAAAACCAGTACGGCAAGGATCTGGCCGCAATCGCCGCTGAGTACAAAAAGACCGGCGACGTTCAGAAATTCAAGGATAAGTTGGGCGAGTTGAAAAATACCTACATGGGGCTTGACGACAGCGTGAAGCAGGCGACCGACAAGCTCTGGTATTTCAAACTCATCTGGGACAGCCTGCAAAGCAAGCAGCTCACATTGTCGCTCAACACCCCGAACATTCCAGGTGGCGGCGGCGGCGGTGGATCTCAGTACCAAAACCCCGGCGCGGGTGATAGCGGCCTGACCGACACTACCGTCATTTACGATCCGAGTACCGATACCGGCGACCCGAGAGGCACGCGCCGCGCTGCCGGTGGGCCTGTGTCGGGCTACGTGATGAACGAGAGCGCCCACACCCGGCCCGAAACATTGGTGCTTGGCAATCGCAACGGTCAGGTGCTGACCCGGCAACAGGCCGAAGCGGCCCTGGGTGGGGGCGTCACGATCATGCCGGGGGCGATTGTCATCAACGGCGCGGGGAATGCCGGGGCCGTGGCCGATGAGGTGTTGAACCGCATTCAACAGCGCCTGGGGAACCGGGCGCGGCTTGCCTCGGTCAGTGGATCGAAATATCAGGGAGCATAACCATGACCGTTACCGCCCGTTTTATTCGCGGAAATAAGACAATTGATATCGTTTATCCCTATTCGCTTTCCGGGTTTGTGCCGCCGTCCGTTCGCCCTGATTACAACATCACCACCGGCACCAGCGCAAACAAAACCGGCGGAGGCGAGTTGATTGGGCTGAAATACAACAACCGCTCGATCTCGTTTGGCGTGCGCGTTCTGGGAACAAGCCGCAGCCAGATGGAAACCAGCGTGCGGAAGCTGCAAGCATTCCTTGCCGGCGCAACCGGTGAAGTTACCTATTTCGAGTACCGCGACAATACGCTTCCCGTTCCGCTGTACGGCCAGTTTGGCGCAAGCCTGAGATATGAGATCGTCACGGCTGAAACCTATTACAACAACGAGTACCAAAGCGATATGCAGCGGGCTAGCGGCCTGACAGTTGGCATCTCGTTGGTGGTCAAGCCTTTCGCGGTTGGCAGCCGGCAGCGCGTTGCTACCGCGTCCGGCGGCGTGACTGAAGATATCCTGGGGATGGCTGACGGGTCAAGCCGTGGCCTGATGGTGATGGAAGCCACCACCAATAAGATGACCAACCCGGTATTTGGTTCAACCACCTGGAATACCGGGTGGACGGCCGCGGCGAATATCGTTGCATCGCAAAACACCGCGCTTGACTTTGTTTTCCCCGGCGGGATCAACTCAGCCTATCTTACCTGCAAAGCCGCGACAAACGACACATTCACGCAGTCGATCAACGCGGGAAACACAAACGCGCATTACCTGACAGCTTACGTGGTCAAACCCGACCGGTCAGCAGTCACCAGCTCTGACGTGGCGCTGTATTACGGGGCATCCAAAACAACGACCTATACCGCGATGGGCAACGGCGTCTACCGGCTCTCGGCGGCCGTGACCGGCATCAACGCGGGAACGGCGACGGGCGTGATTGTTTCACCGGGAAAGTCGATTTACCTGATGTTCACGCAGCTTGAAGAAAAAGCGTATTTTACCCCGCCTTGCTTTGGCGATCAGATCGGGTGTGCGTGGACAGGGACGGCACACGCATCTACCAGCAGCCGGACGGCCGGGCGCGTGACACTTCTTGCGACTGAAGTGTTCAACCAGTCGCAAGGAACTATTGCCTGGACAGTGAAAATGCCAATGGACTCAACCCTACAACCGACGTCTGTTTTTTGGGATATGGCCGGGGTTACATTCCGCTCTTACTGGCAACTGAGCGACAGTAAGTTTTATTTCAACGACGGCACAAACTCGATCTCCAGCGTAGCGAAGTCGTTTGCGGCGGGTGATGTTCTGACGTTTCATGCCACCTGGGGAAGCTCTGGACTCAAGTTATATTTGAACGGTTCCGAAATTGCCACGGGAGCAACCTATACCATACCTACGATTGGAGCGACTTTCGATATCGGCAGAGATGAAATCGGATTTTGCGGAAACGCCACAACGATGGCATGGTCTGCATATAGCACAGCCCTGAGCGCCGGTCAGGTTCTGGAACTTTACCGGGCAATGGATGCTGTATCTTCATCTGACCGGCGCGTCGATTATATCCCCTGGCTGTGGACCAAAGACGGCGATAATATCGTTGATAACTGCGATGACAGCACCCGCGATAACTGGGCAGTCGTGGCCGGTGTTCCTGGGACGGTTGACGCGCTGACTGAGTTTCAACTGACCTATGACGCTACCGATAGCTCGGTATGGATTGGAAAACACCTCGACCGGCTTGACGACTGGCGCAAACTGACGGATCGTTTTTACGTGGACAGCGGCATTGCGCCTGAGGTTGGGAACAGCAGCGGAAACTACTATTCGATGGCGTCTGGCCTGGCTCCGCGGCCGGCAAGCAGCATCACGCCACTTGCACCGCGTAACATCAACGGCGAGTTCCACTTCTTCTGCCGCCTGCGCTGTGAAGCCGCGACGGTATCAACCGGAATTGGCTTTTACATCCTGACCCCGAACGGTTACATTTATTCGACCGATAAGCGTGTCACGGTGACCACCGATTACAAGCTGTTCTACGTCGGCAAGCTCTACATGGCTCCAATGGATCTAGTGCCACCGACAGACGTTGCCATTGCACTGAGTATGAACTTCGACTTTGCAGCCGGCACGGAGCGGCTTGATTTTATTCAGGTGATCAACGGGCCGGTGTTCCGTGTCCGGCCAGTGACGACTGAGCCGCCCGGCGGCGGTGGGGCCGTGGTCCTGCCGACAAAGCTGTATATTCAGGGCCAGCGGGTATCGTTCAACACGTCACTGACCGTACCAGAGGCGACCGGCGATATGATCGAGCTGACACCCGGCATGTACAATACCATCCAGGTGATTCAGGCTGATCAATCGGGCCTGTACGATCTGGCTGATACCCTGACCTTTAGCGCGGTGTACACCACCCCGCGAATGGAGCTAATCTAATGCAGCGCACCGGCTACAACAAGCTCGTCATCAACGCTTATAACAACGGCGCGGCGGTGCGGGCCGGGCTTGAAAACGCGCAGAACATCACGTTCAGCGGGATCTATCCCGGCGGTCTGTTTGGCAATTGCACGTTCTTTGTGCCGCGCACCATTACGCACGATTGGGCGCTGCGGGTATCGCAAAAGATCGTCATTACCAATGGCATAAAAACCGTTTGGGAAGGAAGCGTCACGGCCGTTAGCATCAACATGCAAGGCGAGGTGCAGGGAAACAACGTTACCTGTATGGGCTATTGGGCCGATATCCTGATGGCCCGCACCTGGCGCAAGTGGTGGGCTGATACCCGCGTCGGGGATGACGCATGGGAGATGCAAGAGGGCGTAAGCGGATTAGAGGATCTGTGGGAGATCGAACAAGATTTCGGCTATATCCATATCTTGCCAAAAGAAACTACTTTCGCCAACGGTGATCATATCGCCATACGCTACACCATGCCAACCGGCGAAACGGTAAAGCGCATTACCTATGATTACAGTTTGCAAGAAAGCACGCAGCAGTGGGAGATGCTCGTCTGGGATGTGACGGGCGCGGCGGCGCTAGCCGGTTCATCAGTGACGGCGACGGGAACCGGCAGCCACGATATCACACTGGCTACACCGCGTCAGGCGATTGAACTGAGAATGTACGCACGACAAAATCAGGTCGCGGATTACACAAAGCACGTCCATGCCGAATGGAACAACCTGACTATTTACAGCGAAACCGGTAGTATCAACCTGACCGAGATCGCAAAAGATGTGCGGGGGAAAGTGACGGAGCTTTCGTCAACCGAAACCTACATTGGCTCAAACACACTGTCGCTTGTGCCGTTCATCAGTGAGATTGATACCTATGCCGATATCCTGACCAGGGCAACCGCATATGGTGACAGCTCTTTCAACGCCTGGGCGGTTGGTGTGCGCGAAAGCGATCTCACCACCGACAATAAACCGGTTTTGTTCGTTGAACAGTACCCGGCGCTGACCGATTACGATTATGCCGTTTCGATTGGCGATGCAAATTTCCAGCCCGGGTTCGAGGCCGAACAGGATATCAGCGCGGTGAGGAACTGGATAGCCGTCCGGCATACCAATGCGAGCGGTTTTCAGGTGGTCATTACGCCAGATGATGACGCGAACCTGAAAGACACAACATCAATCGCGGCTTATGGCGAACGCCATGAGTGGCTTGATATCGACACCACCTCAACGACAACAGCCAAAAACTACGCCCGCCGCTTTCTTGCGGCCCGCAAAGATCCGCAGTGGCGCGTCAGTTCGGGTATATCGGTGGTCGGGTATATCCGCGGAAAGGGCGGCAATATCATCCCGGCTTCTGAAATCCGCGCCGGTAAGCGTGTGCGAATTGAAAACTTTTTGAACGATCTAAACGGCTCCGGCCTGACGCTGTTGATCACCGGCACCGATTATGATGACGGCAGCGAAACATGCCGTATCAGCGTAGGTCAGCCCGACACGCTCGATGTGTGGTTGGCGCAAACGGTGAAATAGGAGACAATATGGGAAATATTTTAGGCATAGCGCTGACGGGCGCTCCATTGAAAATAGGCGGCGGGGCTAATCGCGCTGCCGTCGTAAAATCGTATAATCCCGCTCAGTATTTGCGGCTGCTAGAATCAACTGGCACAACGGCCGTTGACGCATCTGGAAACGCTCGCAACGGAACGTACCAGGCTACCAGCGTTCCGGCGATGCTGGCACAAATGGCCGGGCCATTTGGCGGGCTGGTGCCACAGTTCCTGAGCACCAATGCCAGTTATATCAACGCCTACACCGCCAGCCTGGGAGCGGCCGTCAGTGGCGCTGAAGGCGCTGCTGTTATCTTCGCAAAATTCGACCCGTCGATTATGGCTGATGGCCTACAGCATTATCAATGGCATGAGCGGGCAAGCGCCACCTATTACAACGCCTTCCAAAAGTGGAGTACCAACTATCAGGTACGTTATCGCCATTTCACCAATGGTACCGATGTAAGCCTGACGTTTCTGATCAACTCCCCGCTGTGGATGTGTTTGGGTGCGGATTGGAGCGAGAGCGGCGGCTATGCCAATTTCTACGTCAACGGCCTGCTGCGGGCAACGGCGGCGATCGCGGGTCCGTTTGTTGGTTCGGTTTCGGCATCGCGTCTTGGCCGGGATATTTCAACCAGTCTTTTTCACGCCGGCGGCCTGGCTGAGCATATCCGCTTCACAGCACCCATAGGCGCGGCTGCTCATCTGGCCCTGGCCGGCGAGTATGGCAATCGTACGCTGTTCCTGGCTTATGGCGACAGCAAGACGGACAGCAAAACCTATCAGTTTACAACAACCGGCCTGCTGGAAGCGGGCGGTAACAAATGGGACTATCGCACCCTGGCCCGCAGCGGTTACACCGTCGCCACCATGCAAGACGAGATCGACACCGATCTAGCGGCCTACACTTCAGTCGCTCCGCGCTATGTACTGACTAACCTGGGCGCTAACGACGTCGTAAGCCTACCAACTGAGGCGGCGTGGAAGGCAGACTACCAGTATATTTTTAGTGCGATGCGCGCCAAGTGGCCCAATGTCAATATCTACATCATGCGCCCGTGGCGGAGAGGATATGCGGCTAACTGCAACACCCTGGCAACCTGGATTGGTGATCTGGTGACGGCTAACCCGGGCGTGTGCTTCCTGGGACCTGATGAGCGCGTATTTCTCGAAAACGGTGATGACGGAGTGACCTATACCAGTGATGGCATCCACCCCAACACGGCGGGGTACGCACTGACCGGGCAGCAGTGGGCCGGAGTGCTGCCGGGATAGATGGTGCTGTCATTTTCAGGAGGCGGTAACGTAAAATGATGCTCCATATAATAATCCTTATGTGGATCGTCGTTGATTGATTGCGAGAAACAAAAAAAAGCCCGGCTTTTCAGGCCGGGCTTTTTGGTAAACTTGCCAGTATATCGATTTCCTGCTGCCGCTGGACCCTGTACGCTAACGGGTCCCACACAATCGACCGATGGCACACCTCGCAGGTGACCACCCCGCGATCAATCCGCGCTACCTCGGCATGATTGACAACCCGCACCAGTTCACCGCCT